GGCGGCGTATTTCGAGAGACCGAAGTCCATCCCGTCGGTTTTATGACCCGCCCGCTGCAACAGCTCGATTTGGCGCATTGTGGCGGGATCATTGAGCCAGCGCTTGCTTTTGGCCGAGGCGGTTGATGTCTCGGTGTTGCGCAGAAAATCATCGGCCGCGGCCAGTGCCTGAACGCGGGTGCCGATCGCGAGTGGCCGCACTGCGCCCCGTTTGGGTTGTCCGAGCGCGTGCCAGAGCGTGCCGTCGCAAAAAACACCGGCCCAGCCCTGAAACCCGCTGGCCATCAGCGCCTGGCCATCGGCGTGGAGAGCCACCCAGGAAAACGGCGAGCGATCCAGAAGGTCAATCTCGGTCATCTCGAAGGCGGTCAGCAGGGGCTTTTCACCGAGATCGCGGGTAAAGACATAGCCGCAGAAGTCACAGATTGAGACCCCGAGGGGGAGTTCTGCGTCACAGCATGGACAGGTTTTCCGGGGGGCCGCCTCTTTGGGGGCATCCTTCTCGTCCAGGGTGATCTCGGCCTCAAGCGAGCCATGACGCAGGGCGGCGCCGGCAAAATCAAGCACCACGCAATCTGTTTTTATGATGCCGGGATAGCGCGCGGGATCCACACGGCGCAGTCCCCGCCCGATGGCCTGAATGAATGTGCCCTTGTGAAGCATGGGGCGCAAGATGCCGATGCAGCCGACCGGCTGGCTGTCAAAGCCTTCGGTCAGTACCATGCAGTTGGTGAGAACCTGCACGTCACCGCGATCAAAGCGCGCGATCAGATCGGCGCGGGCATGGCCTGGCATTTCACCGGTGATGGTTTCCGCCGCGATGCCCTCGGCCTGAAACGCCGCCGCGACGGCCCTGGCGTGTTCCACTGTTGCGCAGAAAAAGATGCTGCGCCGGTCGGCGGCTTTTTCCTTCCAGTGCGCGACCACTGTTTCATTTAGGACTGAGCGGTTCAGAACCTTGTCCGCGGCCCGCATGTCGAAATCCCCGGCGGTGCTGGTCAGACCGGCCAACTCGTCCTCTACGCCGAGATCAATGGTAAACGTGCGCGGCGGCACCAGAAGGCCGCGCGCGATCAGGGTGCCGATCTGGAGATGAAAACCGACATTGCTGAAGGTCTTGCGCAAACTGCGCCCGTCGCCGCGTCCGGGCGTTGCCGAGAGGCCCAGAAGCTTGAGGCCAGGGTTCATTTCGCGGGCATGATCTATGATGGATTGATAGCTTGTGGCCGCCGCTCGATGGCATTCGTCGATGACGAGATGCGAGAGGGACGGCATTTCCGCGCGCCGGTTGCCGCGTGCGAGCGTCTGGACACTGCCAAAGATCACGGGACTGTCCCAATCGTTGCGCGCGGCCTTTACGATCGAGGTGTCAAACCCGGTGATGTTGGCAATCGCGCTCTGGTTTTGCTCGATCAGCTCGTCGGTATGCTGCAGGACCAGAACCCGTGCATCGCGCTTCTGCTCGATTGTTTCGCCAATGTAAAACCCGGCGATCGCAGTCTTGCCCGCCCCTGTCGGAAGCACCAGCATGGTGTTGCCATGCATGGCCGTCTGCGCGTGGGCGGCATCGACCGCCGCCCTTTGATAATCACGCGGGATCATGGCTTGCCCCCCTCAAACGGCCCAGAACGGCGCGTTGCCGCCGGACGTATCAGCGGGGCTTGCAAAGGGGTCCTCACCCATACGCGGCGAAGGCGTGTCGGGGTTCATCGAGGGGCGCGCGGACGGGTCCGGCAGCGCCCCCATCACCTTGAGATAGGTCGAGTGATCCGGCCCGATGGCCGCCTTGAGGGTGTTGCGTCCGGGATCCTCGGGTTTGTCCTTGTCTTTCTCGATGCCGATTTTGACAACGAGATCGATCCCGCTCAATTCCCCGAGGCTGCGGATTTTACGCGCGGCTTTGGCCGCCTCCGACGCGTCAGAGGCCTTGATACCGCGCGCGGATTCCAGAATGCCCCGGATCATGGCGCGGCCGCGATTGGCGTAGCCATCCTCGCCGCGCTCGTTGAGCGATTTTCCCTTGAAGCCGATGCGGGTGTAAATCCGCCGCCGCGCATGCGGACCCTCAAGGATGACGGCCTCGGTATTGAGGTAAAGCGCCGGGCTGGTTTTGCTTTGGGTGAGCCAGCCTTCGGGGCCGGCACCACCGGGGCGAACCGTCAGGCAGATCTTTGCGACGGTCCCCGCGGGGATCAGATCGAATGCGGCGTCTTGCGCGTCCGCGCCGTTGAAATCCATGCTGTCAGACATGCGTTATACTCCTTTTCGTCTGTCAATTGTCGGTTGGGTTTGTCGCTGGGGCGGCATCCTGCGGCAGACCAAACTCGAGGCCCTTGCCGGTATTGGCGTCGCGGGGCGCACGTATCTTGGCCATCAGGCGCCCGAGATGAGGCGGCTCCAGCATGGCAAGACGACCGCTGCGATCCTTGGCTGGAAACCCGAAATCATTGATGGTGGTGGCAACGAAGGCGCGAAACGCTTTGCCCTCCTTGGGGCGGATTTCAGTGAGGGTTATGACCTCGTCAACGATGCCGGGCAGTTCCAACCCGGTCTTGGAGCCCTCGACCTGCAGGGCAAAATAGGGCTTGCCAAAATCGTCGAGCTTTTTGTCAAGGAGTCCCACGAGCCAGATGTTTTTTCTGGGCGTGTGCTGCAGATGCGTGAGCCAACCGATCATCTCCTGACCCAAAAGGCCGTAGGCCCCGCGCAGATCCGGTTTGCCGCTGCGATCAGACTGGGCTTGCGGTTGGCCCTTGCACCACCCAAAGCAAATGCGCGAAGCAACCGAGATGCTGTCAACGAAGATCGTCTCGTATTTATCAAGACGCGCGGGATCGCCGAAGGCGGCACAAACCCGCTCGTAATCCTGCCGGCTATAGGGCTGATCTTCGCGCATCGCGGGGTTTGCGCCACCAATCCAGCAGGCAAGATCGCGCGCCCGTTCCCAGTCTCGTACGCGGATTTCATCGCCGGGCCAGCCTTGCACGGCCAGCTCACCCGCCTCGAGATTGAGAAAAAGCGTGTGCGCGGGATCGAGCGTCCAGAGCTGCGAGGTCTTGCCAATTCCGGAAATCCCGGTCAGCACGCCCTTGATGCCACGGGTTTCTTTCAGCCGTTCATCGGCGGTGATGATTTTGAGCGAGGCGGTGGATGTGGTGGCAGGGCTCATGTGCGGGCCTCCAGATCGCCTGCGGCGGCGGAAATCGCGGTATCTGCGCCACAGGCCCCCTGACGGCGGGCCATCTTCAAAACTTCCTCGAGCGCATAGGTGAGACCATCTTTTTCGCGTTCCAACGCACAGAGCGCGAAGGCCACGTCATCGAGGGTCGCAACCTCGATCGGCAGGTTTTTGCCGCGCTGTGATCCAAACGGTGGGACGGTGAGTTTTTCAGGCAACGCGCCAAGCATGCTGGATTGGCGCAGGCGTTTGAGGGGAGAGATAAACATTGTTTTGCTCCTATTGCGTCCTCTCCAAGGGGCGTCGTGAAGTCTGCTGCCGGGCCCGACGCCGCCTTGGAGTTTGCGGTCGGGGTGTTTCCCGTGAACGGGTTTTTCATTGCCCCGAAGGCCCGGCATGATGCTGTTTTGTTCGTGCTTTCACTTACCGGCGGGCGCGCGAAACTGTCGGGGAGGCGGCGAAATATTCTTGCAAGCCAAGCCCTGTTGCGACCTCGCGGATCTTGACGATGCGCGCGTAAACAGAACTTCGGTGCAGACCCAATGCGCTCGCAGCCTCGGCCACGCTCATATTGCCAAGCGCAATGGCCACGGACCGACAGCTGGGCGAAAGCGCGTGCAAAAGCAGCGCAACGTCGTAGCCAAGGCCGTTGCCAGCCGCTAACCCCAACGCGGATGGTGCATAAAGGGCGGCGTCCTCGGGTGTGACGTCAGCCAGGGTCAGGCCGCCATCTTCGCCATCTGGTGCGATCGGCGCCTCAAGCGATTTCATCGAACGGTCCGCACGCTTTGCCGCCGTGGTTGCGGCAAGGCTGGCGACCCGGTGGGCAATCAGCCGGTCAGCGAAGGTTTCAAAGGAGGCACGGGTTTCATCAAAACACGGTATGCGCCGGATGAGATCAAGCCGCAGATCCTGCTCGATATCCTCGGCATCCATGCCGGGAATGACGCCTGAGCGCGCCAGTCTGGCCGCTCGTATGCGGATGTTGCGTGATACGCGGGAATGGGGGTCGGTGAGGTGATGCAGATGCTCCATGAGGTGTCGCCGTTCTCAAAATGGCGGGCACGAGGGCCCGAACATCTGGACCCGGCGAAAATTCGCGGGAGCGGCGGTTTCGGAGGCTTGATCACAAAGAAAAACCGCCGAAATCCTGTGATTTCAGCGGCTTGTGATCTGTGGATTTTTTGGTTTTTCGTTACATGTCGTCGACGAAATTTCGTTGGCGCTGGTCTGGTTTGCCTTGTTTGAGGTCGTCCGCACTCAGAACGAAGCGCGTGACATAATCTTTTCCGTCAATTCGGATCGGGTCGCCGGTGATCCCGAATGCGTCGCGCAGCGCGTTTGAAAGCGCCTGCTTTTGTTTCTGGTGTTTGGATGTTTCCCGGACGTCGACTGGGCTGACAGGAAGGCGCCCGCCCGCGATGGCAAACGCACGCAGGTAGGTCCATTGCCTGGTCGGTTTTCCATTCGTGGCGTTTTTCATGCCAAGGCCGTCCGGCTCGAACCGGCGGGTATCGCCCCGGAAGGTCACGTTGATCACCTCCGCGGAAATAAACCGGATAGTGTTTTCCTCCCAGCGGGCATCGGGCGGCAAATTCCAGGCACGTTTCGGACCAGTTGAGGCGGCGCTGGCGTCCTCCAACTGCTGTACCAAGCGGCCTATCTGTGCTGTTCCCTGCGTCGTCAGGGCCAGCTTTCCGGGCGCGGTTGCATTCACCAGATCATCCAATGCCAATGTGGTCACGCCGTGCTGGTCGAGCAGGTCTGCCGTTTCCTCGGGCAATGACGCCGTTCCGGGTGTCAGAACGAGAACGGGGGCTGTCAGCGCCAGAACCTCGCTGAAATCCGCGCGCCGCAAATCAGGCCTGGCGCCGGGAATGGTCAGAAAAACCGGTATGCCGGAGCCTGCCACGATGTCGCGCGCGCCGATCCGCACGACAGGAGCCAGAGCCGGTGTTCTGGTGGGCGGGGTCAATGACAATGCCGCTGCCAGTGACACACCGAGCTTGCGCCGGTCAAGTTCAAGGATCGCGATGTCCTCCTTGACCAGATCCAGATCCGCACACATTTTTGGCCGCTCACCGCAGATGGCCCGTATGGTTCCGTCCGCATGGCAAACAACCCGGCGCGGGCAATCATCCCCGCCCGGCGACGGGCAGTCGATGGACATTGCAAGATTGCCAGTCGGCCCCAAGAACCGGCCAGCAGCTTTCCATTCATCCCCGAGGCAGCGCGCCCAATAGTGGCGTGAGGCCCCGGCATCACTCAGTGCATCAAGCGCTTTCCAGAACTTCGAAATCAGCATCGTCCGCGTCCTCCGCCGGGATGTTCCAGAACCCGCGCGCCTTCAGCCATTCTTCGATCATGGCCTCGTCGGATTCCCGTTCATAGCGTGCGACATTGGCGGGACGGATCGTGACCGAGCGTTCGCGCTTGGTCCCCTCAAAGGCAAACTTGAACGTGGCATGGGTGAAAGACCCAATTCCCAGACGCGATCTCCAGTTTTCGGCGTAAGCCTTGAACAGGTCATCACCCTTGCGGATTTCCCGCTCCGGGATGGCGCCAGGCCAGAAACGGCCAAACTCGACGAGGCGAACTCCCTTGATGCCTTCGATGTCGTCGCATGCCATGGAATTCGGCCCGGAGTCGCGCAAGGGTTCAAGCGTATAACGCACGGATGTCTCGAAATACGTCCCGGACCCGAACGGCACGTCACCGAAGGTCTCGAGCTAAAGTTCCCGCTCTCCCTTGGTGCCGGCATTGACGCCGATTTCGTCGGTCTCGCTGTCATAGATCAGCACGTCATGCTGTTGTGGCCGATAAAAAGCGATGCCGCTTTCGCCGTTGTCCTGATGCTTGCCCTCGCGGCGCATCGGCATTCCGTGGCGAACCAGCAGCCAGACTTTCTTGCCACGTGGAAATGCGAAGATACGGCAATCGTGTCCACGGCGCTTTTTTTCGAACCAACCATCCATGTGCTCCTGCATGGCCTTGAAGGCAGTCTCGGAAATGTCGGGGAGTGAGCCGGCGGTTTTCTTTGCCGCTGATCCGGAGAAATACATGAAATTGGTGCGCTTGAACGCCACGGTCTCGGCGTGGTGACGCTGAAGCAGATCGGGCTTTATCAGCCATATCTGGACCGCGACATCGGCGACTGTCACCTCGGGATCAGCATCGAGCTCGAGCCCTGCATGCTCGGCGCGCTCGAGCAGTTCTTCCATGTCCTCGTTGTTGGCGGTTTCGTGCACATAATAAAGCGCGTCCACCATTTTCTCGGGCACCGATTCATCCGGGTTCAACAGGATATGGGCGATGTCCTCAAACGGCAGATCGGTAATTGGTGCGGCTGAAAGATCAAGGCCACGCTCCGTAAAATAATCCCGCCACGGGGTGAGGAACGCTTTCAGCCTTTGGGGGGCAATCTCTTTCAGGCGACCGGGGTTGGTGAAAATGCGGGGATTGAATGCACTCATTCGGGTCTGCTCCATAAGTTTCGTCAGGGTTGTTTTCGTACGCGGTTTTCAACGCGTTTTCCAGAGCGCTTGTTCTGGGAAAGTTCCTGCCCGACAGTTTTCCGCTCACGCCGGTATGTGAGAGGGAAACCGGAGCAAGATTTCATGACGAAACCAACGAGACCATGCCTGCGCGCCCTGCGCGCGAGCCACCATAATCCGGCCTTTCGGATCCAAAAGACCGCAGAGGGGCGCGCGTGATTGATCCCGATTCGCGCGAACGCGCAGCGCTCCGAAACGCTCTCAAATTCATGGCCGCCCTCATGGCGGAAACAGGCTGGGAGACGCGCTTCACCGACCTCGATGCACAGCAGGCGGCAAAGCTCGCCGAGGCGGCGGTCGACGGTTATCTCGAGTCCATGGGCACAAGCGCACCCCGAACAGAGTCGGAGGTGCCGTTCTGATGGCTGACCTGCTTGATTTCAATCACCGGGAAACGCCTCCGACATTCGCTGACGGTGTCAACGGCTACATTGATACCGCCCTTGTTGCCGAAAACGCGCGCCATGTGCCACGAGACTATCTCGGTGGCAGCCGTCTGGGGGACGCGTGCCAACGCCGCCTGCAATACGAGTATCTCCATGTAAAAAAGGATGATGGGGCCGGATTTAACGGAAAAACCTTGCGGATATTCGCGCTTGGCCATGTGCTTGAGGATCTTGCCATCGACTGGCTGCGCAAGGCCGGGTTTGATCTCAGAACCCGGAA